TTGGAACAAAGGATCACTTGAATTAGAAAATGGATCAAAAATTTCATCAAACTCTACTTCTTCATCTGCTGTCCGAGGCGGATCCTATAATGTCATCTTTTTGGACGAATTCGCATTCATCCCAAATCACATTGCTGATGACTTCTTTGCCTCTGTTTATCCTACTATTTCTTCTGGTCAAAGCACAAAGGTAATTATTGTTTCCACCCCTAGGGGTATGAACCACTTCTACCGCATGTGGCACGACTCTGAGAGGGGCAAGAACGAATATGTGCCCACAGATGTGCATTGGTCCGAAGTGCCCGGTAGAGACCAAGCATGGAAGGAGCAGACGATTTCAAATACCTCAGAACAACAATTTAAAGTTGAGTTTGAGTGTGAGTTTTTAGGATCGGTTAATACTCTTATTAATCCATCAAAACTTCGTAATCTTGTATATGAAGACCCTATAAAAAGAAATGCTGGATTAGATGTTTATGAGCATCCAAAAGAAGAGAATAACTATCTAATCACAGTTGATGTAGCTCGTGGACTTGGAAATGATTACTCTGCATTTATTGTCTTTGACATTACAAATTTCCCATACAAGGTAGTTGCCAAATATCGTAATAATGAAATTAAACCGATGCTATTTCCAAGTATTATTCACGAAGTAGCAAAGGGATATAATGATGCTTGGTTACTGATTGAAGTTAATGATATTGGAGATCAGGTGGCAAGTATCTTACACTTTGATTTGGAATATGACAATGTTTTGATGTGTGCGATGAGAGGTCGTGCTGGGCAAATTGTTGGATCTGGATTTAGTGGTAAAAAATCTCAGCTTGGTGTGAGAATGACCGCAGCTGTTAAAAAACTTGGTTGTTCCAACTTGAAGACTTTGTTGGAAGATGATAAATTATTGACAACTGATTATGATATTATTAGCGAGTTAACAACATTTACACAAAAACATAATTCATTTGAAGCAGAAGAAGGTTGCAATGATGACTTGGCTATGTGTCTTGTAATTTTTTCTTGGTTAGTTGCTCAAGATTATTTTAAAGAAATGACGGACAATGATGTTCGCAAAAGAATCTATGAGGAACAAAAAAATCAAATTGAACAAGACATGTCACCATTTGGATTTATTATTGATGGATTAGACGATACCGAAGTTACAATAGACTTTAACACTGGGGAAAAATGGTCCTTTGCTAACGAAAATAATAAAATACAAACCATGGAAGTTTGGAATTTAGATGAATATGGTGATAGATCTTACATGTGGGACTATTTGTAATGAAGGTAATTTATAAATACTTTTAGATAATTCTGGATAGTACGGAGAATAAAGATGCCGCTAAATTTAGCATCTCCTGGACTTGTAGTAAGGGAAGTTGATTTAACAATCGGAAGAACCACACCATCAGCACAATTGGTTGGGGCAATTGTAGCACCATTTTCTAAAGGTCCAATTGATACACCAATTTTAGTAGAAAATGAAAACGATTTATTAGAAGTTTTTGGACAACCATATAGTGTAGATAAGCACTATGAGCATTGGTTAACTGCATCATCATTTCTTTCTTACGGTGGTTCACTTAGAGTTGTGAGATCAGATGATTCTGATTTAAAAAATTCTTTTGTTGGAACTGCTTCCAGTGTGAAAATTAAAAGTTTAGATCATTATAATGAACTTGGATATGACGAAAATACAATTAGTGGGGTAACCTTTGTTTCCAGAGATTCAGGATCTTGGGCAAATGGTCTAAGAGTCGCAATTATTGATGCAGAAGCGGATCAAATATTAGGAATTACAACAAACTCAAATATTACAGTTGGTTGTGCAGTTACTCAATCTATTTCTTCTGTTCTCGCTGGATCAGGTTCAACTACAGTATTAGATGGTTATTTAAAAGGATTAGTTACTGAAATTGGATCAGGTACAGTATCTGTTAAGTTACTTAGTCATGTATCTGCGGCAGGTACAGAATCTTCTATAGATTATCAAGAATCAGGAACATACGCATTTTCCACAGGTTCAAATATTACAATAAGAAATAGTGGTGGTATTGGGGTATCTACAACTACAGTAAATACTAGATTAGATTGGTTTGATCAACAGACCATAGGAATTACAACAAATACATCAATTTATTGGAATAATATTGCACCTAGACCTTCAACAACTAGTTATGCTGCTGCAAGAAATTCTAGATTTGATGAAATTCATATTGTAGTTATCGATTCACTTGGTAGTGTAACTGGAAATGCTGGAACAATTTTAGAAAAGCATTTATCACTTTCTAAAGCATCCGATGCAGACTTTTCTGTAGGATCTCCATCTTATTGGAGAAAGTATCTTGCAAACAATTCTGCTTATGTTTTTGGTGGAGGTGCTCCAGCTGGAATTACAACTACTTCATTTACTGGTAATGGTACTTCGACATTTGTTCCCGAAACCGATATTGGATGGGATCAAAATGCTGATGGTATAAGTTTTGGTGCTGCCGGATCGAACACCTATGCTTTATCTGGTGGAAAAAATTATAATGGTGGAACTGATATAACAGCATCTGGATCATTAACTGCAACTTTAGGTGAACTTTCTGATGGATATGACTTATTTGAAAATACAGAAAACTTTAGAATTGATTATTTGTTAATGGGTTCTGCAAACTATGCTAAAGAGAATGCACAAGCATTAGCAAATAAAATTATTTCAGTTGCAGAATTAAGAAAAGATTCTATTGCGTTTATTTCACCATATAGAGGAGCACAACTAACAGATACTTCATCACAAACTGCAGTAACTGTAAGATCTGCTTCTGATATTACCGATAACTTAATTAGTTTCTACTCATCAGTTACGTCATCATCTTATGCAGTGTTTGATTCTAGTTATAAGTACATGTATGATAGATTTTCTGACACTTTCAGATATATTCCTTTAAATGGTGATATCGCTGGACTTTGTGCTCGTACTGATATTAATACTTTCCCATGGTATTCCCCTGCAGGAACATCGAGAGGTGCTATTTTAAGTGCTGTGAAACTAGCATATAATCCATCAAAGGCACAAAGAGATAGATTGTACTCAAATAGAATTAATTCAATTATATTCTCACCAGGTTCTGGAATTATTCTGTTTGGTGATAAAACTGGTTTAGCAAAAGCATCTGCATTCGATAGAATTAACGTTCGTAGACTATTCATTTACCTTGAGAATGCAATTTCTGCAGCTGCTAGAGATCAATTGTTTGAATTTAATGATGAGATTACAAGAACTAATTTTGTAAATACTATTGAACCATTCCTTCGTGATGTACAAGCGAAAAGAGGAATATTTGATTATGTTGTAATTTGTGATGAAACTAATAACACTGCTGCGGTAATTGATAATAATGAATTTGTTGCTGATATCTATATTAAACCAACAAGATCAATTAACTTCATTGGTCTTACTTTTGTTGCCACCAAGACTGGTGTTGATTTTGAAGAAGTAATCGGAAACGTTTAATTAACCTAGAGGTTTAAAACTATGGCAACCAGAAATCAATTAAATCCACCTCCTTTAAGGAAAATTACGGATTTTAAAAGTAAATTAAGTGGTGGCGGCACAAGAAGTAATCTTTTTGAAGTTGTTTTATCATTTCCAGATATTGCTCCAGCAAATGCAAATGTTCTTGATAAGTCAAGATTTTTAGTGAAGTCTGCTGCTCTACCAGCATCAAATATCAATTTTCTAGATGTTGCATTTAGAGGAAGAACTTTAAAAGTAGCATCTGATAGATCTTTTGAAAGTTGGACTATTACTGTCATTAATGACACTGATTTTGGTATTAGATCTGCTTTTGAAAATTGGATGAACAAAATTAATAGAGTTTCCGATAATACAGGAGAAACTGATCCTGCTGCATATACTGCAGATGCATTTGTTTACCAACTAGATCGTGATGGAAGTACTTTAAGAGCATATCATTTTTATGATCTCTTCCCAACTTCTATCAGTTCAATTCCATTGTCGTATGAAACTAATGCGATTCAGGAATTTACTGTTGAAATGCAAGTTCTCTGGTGGGAAGCAATTAAAGGAACTTCTCCTGCTGCAGGTGGTCAAAATATCAACTAATAAATATATTATAATTAGTACTTTTAATTTATAAAATGGCGAAACTTTTTGGTTTTTCGATTGAGGATAATGAACAAAAATCCAAATCTATAGTTTCCCCCGTTCCTCCCAATAATGAGGACGGGGTTGATTATTTTATTCAATCTGGTTTTTATGGTCAATATGTAGATATTGAAGGTGTATATCGTACAGAATACGATTTAATTCGTAGATATCGCGAAATGGCATTACACCCAGAGTGCGATTCTGCGGTTGAAGATGTAGTAAATGAAGCTATTGTAAGTGATTTATATGATTCTCCTGTAGAGATAGAATTAACAAATTTAAATGCAAGTGATAGATTAAAAGAAATTATTAGAGAAGAGTTTAAATATATCAAAGAAATAATGGACTTTGATAAAAAGTGCCATGAAATTTTTAGAAATTGGTATATTGATGGTAGATTATATTATTTAAAAGTCATAGATCTCAAAAAACCAGAAGATGGAATTAAAGAATTGAGATATATTGATCCAATGAAAATGAAACATATTCGTCAAGAAAAGAAAGATAAGAATGATGGATATGTTAATATAAACAGAGGTCAAGAAGAAAATAAGTTCCCAGAAATAGAAGAATATTTTGTTTACACGCCGACACCTAATTTTCCAGCAGGTACAATTTCAGGTGGATCTAAAAAAGGTGTAAAGATAGCAAAAGATGCTATTACATATTGCAATTCTGGTCTTGTTGATAGGAATAAAGGTACAGTTCTTTCATATCTTCATAAAGCAATAAAAGCACTCAATCAACTAAGAATGATTGAGGATTCTTTGGTTATTTACAGATTATCTAGAGCACCAGAGCGTCGTATTTTTTATATTGATGTCGGAAATCTTCCTAAAGTTAAAGCAGAGCAATACCTTAAAGAAGTAATGAGTCGTTATCGCAATAAATTAGTTTATGATGCAAATACTGGAGAAGTTCGTGATGATCGCAAGTTTATGAGTATGATGGAAGATTTTTGGCTTCCACGTCGTGAAGGTGGTAGGGGAACTGAAATTACAACCCTTCCAGGTGGGCAAAATCTTGGAGAGATTACAGATATTAATTATTTTCAGAAAAAGCTTTATAGAGCACTAGGTGTACCAGAATCTAGAATTGCGGGAAGTGGAGATGGATTTAATTTAGGTCGTTCTTCAGAAATTTTAAGAGATGAATTAAAGTTTTCTAAATTTGTAGGAAGACTAAGAAAAAGATTTGCAAATTTATTTAATGATATTCTTCGCACACAACTAATACTTAAGAATATCGTTTCCCCAGAAGATTGGGATAAAATGTGTGATCATATACAATATGATTTCTTATATGATAATCATTTTGCAGAATTGAAGGAAGCAGAGTTATTGACAAATAGACTTACTCTTGCAACTACTATAGAACCATATATTGGAAAATATTATTCCACAGAATATGTGAGGAAAAAAATTCTTAGACAAACGGATTCGGAAATTATTGATATTGACAATCAAATTGTAGATGAAATTAAAAAAGGAATTTTACCAGATCCAAATGCCCCAACAGATGAAAATGGAAATCCTATTCCAGAAGGAGAAGTATCTGCAGATCAGGTTGCAACTGAACAACTTCCAGCAGAAGAATCTTTGGCAGCAGATATTCCAATAGAACAGGAAATCATTAAACCAAAAGGTGGCAAAATATAAATAGTCGTATATAAACAATAAATTTTATGGAAAATATTATAGATTTGATTGCAACTGACAGTTCAGCATCTGAAATTTCAGATGCTATAAAGAATGTAATTTATTCAAAAACTATGGAAAAAATTGATGAAATTAGACCTGAAATAGCATCTTCACTTTTTGCTTTTGATGATGAATCTACAGTAGATGATGTCGAAACTTCAGAGGATTACGAATAATGGCAATAAAAATTGTTCAAAATATAAACAGAATTTCTCCAACAGTTTCTGTAGCCGCCACTAGCAATCCAATTGCGCTCAAAAGTGGATACATTCGTGTTGCTTGCGCTTCAACAGCAGTATATGTAGAAACTGGTGGAGATCCCGTAGCTACTGTTAACTCTTTCTTAATTTCTCCTTTTGGAAATGAAGTTTTGAAGGAAAGACTTGCAAAACAGCAGATAGTTGGAATTACTACAGGAACATCAACAGTAATTACTTTTGATAATAATGCAGGAAATCCATTTTTAGTTGGTGATTATGTAACAATTGAAAACGCCCAACCTGCGGGAATTAATACGGTTCATAGATTAGTAACTGCTATAACTGATGCAACAGTTACTATTGCAGCAAATACAACATCAGTTGCTGGAGTAATTACTGCTAGGGGATCCACTTTATCCAGAAGCGTAAAAGTTTCAGCTCTTGCTGTTAGTAGTGCCACAGATGTAAGTATCACAGAAGTAGTCCAATTAGTTTCCGAATAAAAAAATGAAACTCATCACAGAAGAAATTTCAAAAGTAGAATTTATTACTGAAGGTAAAGGTTCTGATAAAAAAATGTTTATTGAGGGTATTTTCCTTCAAGGTGACATCTGCAATCGTAACGGAAGAATGTATCCAATGGATACTCTTTCTCGTGAGGTAAAAAGATACAATGAGGCATTTATTTCTAAGGGGCGTGCTCTTGGAGAACTTGGACATCCTGATGGTCCTACCGTCAATCTTGACCGTGTTTCTCATAAGATTGTTTCTCTTGAACAAAAGGGAACCAATTTTATTGGTAAGGCACAACTTCTAGAAACTCCAATGGGTAAGATTGCAAAATCTCTCATTGGTGAGGGAGTTTGCCTTGGCGTTTCTTCTCGTGGTGTTGGTTCATTAAAAATGACCAATGAAGGTCATAAAATTGTTGGTGAAGATTTTATGCTAGCAACTGCTGCTGATATCGTTGCCGATCCTTCTGCCCCTGATGCTTTTGTTCAGGGAATTATGGAAGGTAAAGAGTGGGTTTGGGAAGGTGGTATTCTTCGTGAAAAAATTGCAGAGCAAACTAAGCGTAGAATTAATACTCTCGTAAATCAAAAAAGATTAGAAGAACATAAGTTGAATTTGTTCAACGAATTTCTTTCAAATTTATAATTTATAAATAAATATAGATTATAACAAATATCTAAAAAAAAATGTCCGTTGGTAGAAATTTACAAGAAATGGAAAACGTAGTAACCAAAGGGGCTGCATCTGCCGAACCAATGCACAACATTACACAGAATGCTTCTGGAGTAGCAACTCCAGGTCAAACTGGTGCTTGGGAAGATTTAGGTGGCCCTACTCCAGAAAATTATACAAATGACCCAAATGGTCCTGCAAAACTCAAAGATCCAGGAGCAACTCTTGCTCAGGTTAGAGATGTTGTAAATGCTAAAGCAGTCAAAGCTGCCGCAGTAAAGGAAGAAAGTGAAGAAGAAGATCTTGTTGATTCTGAAGAAGAAGACGAAGATCTTGTTGATTCTGAAGAAGGTGAAGATGAGGACGTAGTTTCTGAAGCTTCTAATGAAGACGAAGAAGAGGAAGACGAAGAAGAGGAAGAGGAAGACGAAGAAGAAGAGGGTGGTAAAAAGAAAAAATCTAAGAAAAAAATGGAAGAAGAGTTTGATATCGAAGAAGATGTTAATGCTCTCCTAGATGGTGAAGAACTTTCTGAAGAATTTCAAGAAAAAGCACGTACTATTTTTGAGGCGGCTATTCGTTCAAAAGTTTCAGAAATTAAAGAAGAACTACAGGCAACTTATGAAAATGCCCTTGTAGAAGAAGTATCATTTATTAAGCAAGAACTTACAGATCGTGTTGATGCATACCTTGAGTATGTCGCTGATGAGTGGATTCAAGAGAATGCACTTGCAGTTGAGCACGGTCTTAAGACTGAAATGACCGAATCATTCCTTCAAGGAATGAAGGGTCTTTTTGAAGATCATTATGTTTCAATCCCTGAAGATAGATATGATGTTATCGAGAGTATGGTAGATAAACTTGATGAAATGGAAGAAAAACTCAACGAGCAAATCGAAAGAAACGTTGCTCTGAATAGAAGATTAGCAGAGTCGGTTGCTGATGTAATCTTTGCAGATGTCGCTGAGGGTCTAGCACTTTCTCAGAAGGACAAACTCGCTTCTCTTGCAGAAAATGTTGAGTTTGA